GTAGTAGAAATACTATAAGTAGTTAAATACTTTAGGTATATATTTACCAAGATTCCTGACTTAGAAGCCATTAAGATTAACTTCTTAGTGGCATAAACCATGTCCAAATTAAGGGTAAACGTGGAACAAGAACAAGAAGCACCAGAGAAAAGAAAAGCAGGTAGACCCAAGAAGGGTGAGATAGTAGCCAAGAAGCAGAAGAACAAGGGTGTCCTTGGTCGTCCCAAAGGGGATACAGCTATTATCAATGAATACAAGGCTAGGATGTTAAACAGTCCTAAGTCAGCTAAAGTCCTAGAGGCTATCTACGATGCAGCCCTTAACGATGACCATAAGAACCAAGCTGCTGCATGGAAACTTATCGTAGACCGTATTGTCCCAGTGTCTGCCTTTGAAGCTACTAAAGCTGGAGGTTCTACCCCACAGATCAGTATCAACATCAGTTCTTTGGGATCACCAGAAATAATTCAAGAAGAAATTCTTGACAAAGTAAGTGTTTCTGATGTAGAATATAAGGATATTAGTAATGAGGAAGACTGATGTCCGACAAACAGTGTACAAAGTGTAAAGAGCATAAATTTTTTACAGAGTTCTATAAAAGTAGAAGTAATTCAGGTTATCGTAGCTGGTGTAAGAAATGTACACTGGCAAGGGACAAAGAGCGTTACCATACTGACGAAGAGTACAAATTATCTAAAACTGTAAAAACTAGGCACAAATGGAACACTGATCCAGAGGCTTGGTCTAAAAGACAGTTAGCAGTAAGGAAGAGTCATTTAAAGCGTCATTATGGGATGACACTGGACGAATACCAGAAACTCTTTGACGATCAGGAAGGTTGTTGTGCTATCTGTGGTACACACCATTCCGATGTCCCGCATAAACAACTTATGGTGGATCACTGCCATAAGACAGGAAAAGTAAGACAGTTGTTATGTGATTTGTGTAACACTGCGTTAGGTAAATTTAAAGACGAGCCAAAACTGCTAGAGAAGGCAGCGGCTTATTTAAGGAAACATAGTGGCGAATCTTAATTGGTCTTTGCTCCCTTGGCAAATTGAAGTTTGGCAAGCAAAGCAACGGTTCAAAGTTATTGTTGCCGGACGACGGACAGGTAAATCCAATCTTTCTATTAAGAAGATTATTGCGGCTGGTTTAGAAGCTCCTCCGGGGTCAGCTGTTTTGTATGTCGGCCCTACACAGGCTCAGACCCGTCAGATTGCTTGGGATGCTATTCTTGAGCAAGGCCGTGAGGTGATTAAGTCATCCCACATAAACTCAATGGACATAACTTTGGTGAATAATGTTAAGATTCACCTAAGATCCGCTGAGAATCCTGACACCCTCCGAGGCTTAAAGCTGTTCTTTGCCGTTATTGACGAAGCTGCTTTTATTAAAGATAACAAGATTTGGGCAGAAAGTATCCGTCCAGCTTTGTCTGACTTAAAAGGCGAGGCTTGGTTTATTAGCTCACCTTCAGGCCGTAACTGGTTATATGATCTTTACCAGTATGCGTTAGAAAGCGGGGATCCTGATTGGGGAGCGTGGCATAAGACTACTTTTGATAACCCCACGATTGACCCAAAAGAAATTGAATCCGCCCAAAGGACATTAAGTTCTTTTGCGTTTAAAGCTGAATTTCTAGCCAGTTTTGACAATGCAGGGCAAGAGGTATTCAAGGAGGATTGGATCAAATATGCTCCTGAGCCTCAGTATGGGTCTTATGTCATAGCTATTGACTTGGCTGGTTTTGAGGATGTATCAAAAAATGCTGGTGCAGCCAAGAAAAGGTTAGACGAAAGTGCCATCTCAATCGTTAAGGTAGAGGACAACGGAAACTGGTGGATTAAGGACATCATTCATGGACGTTGGGACATTCGTGAAACTGCTAGTAGGATTCTTATGGCTGTGCGTGACCATCAGCCCATTGCTGTTGGAATTGAACGAGGAGCTTTGAAGAACGCAGTTCAGCCCTACCTCAATGACTTGATGAGGAAGAACAACGTCTACTGCCACATCACGGACTTGACACACGGGAACAAGAAGAAGACTGACAGGGTTGTCTGGTCTTTACAAGGCAGGTTTGAACATGGCAGGATCACCCTGAACGATAACTTGGACAAGAGTGATTGGAAAGAGTTCATTGACCAGTTCCTGATGTTCCCTACAGCTGGCGTCCACGATGACTTAATAGATAGTTTGTCTTATGTTGACCAACTTGCTGTAACCAGTTATAATACAGATTATGACGATGACGACTACGAAGTTTTAGATCAAATTTCAGGATACTAGTATGAAACAAGGACTCTACAGTAATATTAATGCTAAACGTAAACGCATCGAAGCTGGCTCAGGTGAAAAGATGAGGAAGCCCGGAAGCAAAGGTGCTCCTACAGCTCAAGACTTCAAGGACTCAGCTAAGACTGCTAAAGGAAAGAAGAAAAAGAACAATGGCTAAGGCAAAAGACCCAAGACTAGAACGTGCTGGCGTTGAAGGCTACAACAAGCCTAAGCGTACACCCAACCACCCAACCAAGAGCCATGTAGTAGTTGCCCGTGAAGGTGACGAAGTAAAGCTTATCAGGTTCGGTCAGCAAGGTGTCTCAGGCTCTCCTGAAGGTTCAGCACGTAACAAGTCCTTCAAGGCTAGACACGCTAAGAACATCGACAAAGGCCGTATGTCAGCTGCTTACTGGGCAGATAAAGTTAAATGGTGAAAGTTATATGACATCCTGCCCTATCGCAACCCAAGACATCCATGTCAACCTGAAGAACAGGGACAAGGCTTTCAAAGAGTACGGCTACGGCCCTGCCAATCCAGAACTATCCAACGGAGCATTCTGGAACAAGAGAGCTAACGAATGGGCTACGTCCATCGACCAAGCCAAGACTATGCGCTGTGGTAATTGCTCTGCCTTTATCCAGACCCCTGAGATGATGGAGTGTATCCGTACAGGGATTGATGAAGAAGATAAGGATGAGAGCTTCGCTCAAGACGTTATCGACAGCGCCAAGCTAGGCTACTGTGAGCTTTTTGACTTCAAATGTGCAGCTAATCGTACCTGCTCTGCTTGGCTCGTTGGTGGCCCTATAAAGACTAGCAAGGTCAAGCCTGAAGTTGAGGAAGAACAAGACCTTTTTAAAGATACTACCGAGGAAGACATAGAATAATTATGGCTACAACAACAAACAAAAACATGATGGGTGAGAACGATGCGCCAGAATTCGACGAACCAACAGAGGCTGACAAAGATCTAGTCTCTTTCGTTGTTGGTCAGTGCGACAACTGGCGTGATTGGCGAGACAGTAACTACCTTGAGCTGTGGAACGAATACGAGCGTATCTTCCGTGGTGTGTGGGCTTCTGAGGACAAGACTCGTGACTCAGAGCGTTCACGTATCATCTCCCCTGCCACTCAGCAAGCAGTTGAGACTCGTCACGCTGAAATCATGGAAGCTATCTTCGGTAACGGAGACTTCTTTGACATTGAAGATGACGTAACCGATGTGAACGGTACTGAGCTGGACGTTAACCAGATCAAAGCTCAGTTGATGGATGACTTCAAGAAGGACAAGATCCGTAAGGCTATCGACCAGATTGAATTGATGGCTGAGATCTACGGCACTGGCATTGGCGAGATCATCGTCAAGACTGAAAAGGAGTACGTTCCTGCTACTCAGCCTATCCCCGGTGTTATCGGTCAGGCAGCTATCGGTGTTCAAGAGAAAGACCGTACAGCAGTCAAGATCATGCCTGTCAACCCTAAGAACTTTTTGTTTGACCCTAACGGTACATCAGTGGATGATTGCTTGGGTGTAGCTGTTGAGAAGTACGTTGGTCTGCACAAGATCGTCAAAGGTATCGAAGACGGTATTTATCGTAAGGTCAATGTTGGCCCTATGTACGACACTGAGGACTTGGAAGTCACTCAGGAAGACACACAGTACCAGACAGACAAAGTTAAGCTGTTGACATATTATGGCTTAGTCCCCCGTGAATACCTTACTGACATGGGCGACACTGAAGAGCTGATGGACTTGTTCCCTGAAGAGAGCGATGCTGACGAGTACACTGACATGGTGGAAGCTATTGTCGTTATCGTCAACGACTCTACCTTGCTCAAAGCTGAAGAGAATCCTTACATGATGAAGGATCGTCCAGTTGTGTTGTACCAAGACGATACAGTTCCTAACCGTATCCTTGGTCGTGGCACAGTGGAAAAAGCTTACAACATGCAGAAGGCTATTGACGCTCAGATGCGTAGCCATTTGGACTCATTGGCTTTGACCACAGCCCCTATGATCGGCATTGATGCTACCCGTCTGCCCCGTGGCGCTAAGTTTGAGGTTCGTCCCGGTAAGGCCATCCTGACCAACGGTAACCCCAACGAGATCCTCCAGCCGTTCAAGTTCGGTCAGACAGACGGTAACAACATGACCACCGCCCAAGCCTTCGAGCGTATGCTTCTACAGGCTACAGGAACCTTGGATTCTCAAGGCATGGTGTCTCAAGTGTCTCGTGACGCTGGTGGGGCCGGTATGTCGGCTGCTATGGCTTCTATCATCAAGAAGTACAAGCGTACCCTGACCAACTTCCAAGAGGACTTCCTGATTCCGTTTATCAAGAAGGCTGCCTTCCGCTACATGCAGTTCGATCCTGAGCGTTATCCCTCAGTCGACATGAACTTCATGCCTACAGCTACCCTTGGGATCATGGCGCGTGAGTACGAACAACAGCAGTTTATCGCTCTGTTGCAGACTTTAGGCCCTGATACCCCTGTTTTGCCTGTCATCTTGAAGGGTATCGTCCAGAATAGCTCACTCAGCAACAAAAATGAGATGTTGGCTGGCTTGGATCGTATGGCGCAACCTAACCCTGAGCAACAACAGCTCCAAATGACTCAGCAAATGCTTGCAATGCAACGAGCACAGGCTGAATTGGCTCTGTTGCAGGCTCAGACGGCTGAAAGAGCTGCTAACGCCCAGCAAACTCAGGTTGAGACCGCAATGATGCCAGAGGAAATGCGAGTTAAGGTGGTTCAGGCTGCTTCTAACAACCTAGACCGTGGCGATGACTTTGGTAAACGCCTCCAGTTGGCTGACCGTGTGCTGAAAGAGAAGGAAATTAACCTTAAAGCAGCAGATATTCAGTCCAATGAGCGCATCGCTGCCCTCCAAATGATGAGAAAAGCTTAAAAACTTGAAA